GGAGAATGACACCCTCCAAAGCCGGACTGCTATTACTAGCAGAATGACTCTTGCGAGTCTTTTGGAGGGGCGAATATGACTACTTGGTCTCGTTTAATCAGGCTCACCTATCTTTTAACCTAAAATTCGGATCATCAAAAGACTCGTTCAACATAGAGCCTATGATGGAATTTAAAGGTTCAAAGATAGTGTAACCCTGAGAACGATCCCATTCATCGAAATCAAAATCTTGTATCTTTTGGTAACGCTGAGTGAGGGGTTTGATATCTGGTAAGGTTAGAACTTTATCAGTACCTCCTTTTCACCCAGTTATTACTAAAGGTACAAGCCTGGCACTGGCTGCTAGGTTTTTCCGATGTCCTCTTTCAGAAATGATACTACGAGTTACTGTGTACTGCGGCACTTTTATCTCCTGAACTGCTTTCGCGAATTCAGGGTCTAAAATGTCGACGTCCATAGGAAATCGAGTACCAAGTGCCTTAAGGAAATCGCTATAAGTAGCGATTAACCTTTGGGCAACCGAAAGTGGAGGTCAGAGGTTTGCATGTGCCATGAGTGGAGACTCCAAGTTCTTCTCTGTACTTTTGGATTCTTTTCCTATTGGGAAACCTCTTTTTAGAAGGTCTCTCTCTACGGAATAGAATTCTTGTACAGTGAGGAGGTCCTTCCACGCGAGTAGTGATTTGGATAGATGAATTATTAAAGTTAATGATTCATCTTCCCGACTTCGAACTGGATCAGGATAATATGTAACTAGCGCTTCATGGCTAGCAACATTGCCTTTTCCGGTCTTGTTGTCGATCATCATTCCGTGGAAAAGCTCAAACTTCTTAATGATTCGGGCGCTTTGCTGGCCCTTACCAAAAAGAGTTAAGAGCTTTTGGACATACTCCCGGCGAGCGTCACTTGTCGGAAATGAGTAACCTTTCCTTTCGGCGGTCTCAAGAGTATTTTGAAGAAGATAATACTTCTTCCAAGTCTCTAAGACCCCACCAATTGGGAAGGGACTAACCTCCGCATCATTAAAGAACCATCTCTTTGCAAATTCATACGTGTCCTTAGACACCATTGATTTCTGCTCCGAGAGCGGTATGTTTAATGAGGTGAGGATTTCCTTGTACCTGATCGCAATCTTTTCATTAGCGATCACCACATCATCTCCTAATACTACGTATTGATGAAGGGGATCAATCCCCTCCATTCAAGCACAGTATCGGATAAGAAGGTGGTGCGTTAATGCGAAGACTGCCCATGAGCTATATGCTCCCATAGGTTGACCTGTTCGATAGAACACCGTCTCCTTATCAGGAGTATAGAATCCATGGTTTACCATGATACGTGATCAAGCTTCTGCTCTCTTATTCCCTATTAGATGTTTCAGAACGCTTTCCTGTAGATATACAGGGAAGCTATCTGTAGCATTCTTTAGGTCATAAGAGGCGTAGTAGCCTTTGGGGAGGTGCTTGGCGGGCTCGTTCTGTCTAAAAGTCATATCCTCAGGATATTTATGGAGAATACGGTTAATGGTGTCATGTAACGGTTTTAATACCGTCTGGCTCCAGTAATCGCACAATCCTACTATCCGAGTTTTACCCTCCTTATCACTGAGATAAGCTAAGCGCCTAATAATACCTTTGTCTTTTTTAGACGGGTATTTCTTAAGCACAAAGTCTATCCAGAGAGGGGAGACGTCATCCTCGGATGGAACACTCTTAATTAATTCAATGGTCCTGGTTACTGAGCTTCCGCCCAGTACACCGAGATCATCTATTAATTCTTGAGGTAAATACTTGAGATCAATATAACTAGTATACATCGCTTGCCCGTTAGGCCCCATCTTTGTGGAATAATGAAACTCTTTCCAATACGTTCCTCGGTTGAACCTTCTTTGAAAATTCTTCATCGCTACCAGTAGGAAATCATCCCATTTTTCAGGGAGATTATTAGTTCCTGTGGTTTCGACGATAGACTTCAAATCTGGTTCAACCGGTAAACGTATAAGACGTGTTATCGTTAACACAGACAGGCCAGCTTTGATTGCTAAGGTCTCTTTAGATTTAGGGAGTCCCATCCGCCTAAGGGCGGAGGGGAAACCATCTGTCTGAAGAGATGGTCCATATGGAAAAGGGGAAAGCGGAGTACTGGCAAGCCAACGGGTATAAGCTAACCGTAGATTTTTACATCTACGGATAGTTTCCTTAGGCCCAACAGATTCCATTTCCCTTTGAACATATGAACAATAGCTATCGATGAACTGGTTTACCCAAGTGAGAGAACTAAACCATACTCGAGAA